TGACAGAGCGGCCAACATCTGTTGGCACGAAACCAGCTCCGCCATTAATTCCTACTGTCGATGAAGCAGTCAGCGTCGTCGGCGTCTGCTCGGTTGGCACACGATGCATACCGATATTGCCCCAACGAAGGCCGGTAGAGTCGCTGGACTGCGGCCCCTTCCAGTCGAAGCGATATTTTGTAAAGGCGCGCTTGTTATCAGTCTCGAAGTAGTGGCGCTCGCTTCTGAGCCAGCCGCTCTGCCCTTCGACTTCATCAATAACGACCCATGCTGATCCATCCCACCCGGAAAGTGTCCAGCCGTTCGGACTGTCGCCCACTTCCTTATCAGATGTTGAGGTAATCCAGTAATTGTCGACCGACTGCGCAAAGGACAAATCGTACTGGTCGAAACCGCCTGGAATGGCGCCACTTGATGATTGACCGGATATGGTTATGCTTCCGCGATCACCCGGAGCAAGAGTTGTCGCCACATCATCCTTGTCCATATATGGACCGTCATTGAAGACGACATTCTGCATTGACCAGTTTGTATTACCGGCGCGGAGAAGCTTGCGAGGCTGAACATCCTTGTGAGCAAAGTAAGCTGCGTCATTGAACTGATCGTAACTGACTTTCGGCAGGACAGCCGCGCTAAATGGTTGCGATATTGTGTATGGACTTGCACCCGAGTAAAGCTGCGCACGCTCAGAAAGAAAGCGCATCGTGCCATTACCATTCAAGGCGAGAACATAGGCTTGTTCCTCGGAAAACTTGAAAGGCAACAGTCGGGTATATTGCGTGCTGTCTGCCACCTCCGCAATGAAGATTGTTCCAGAGCGGCGTCGCAATCCGCCATGCGTCAGAACATTGAAATTACGGCAGTATTCCAGCGACGCGCGCCAAAAGTCTACATCGGAGCGAGAACCTAGAAGCGGGCTGATCTCGCCTTTGTCAAAGGTGCTCTGAAGCTGGAAGTAAGCCATTAGCGCTGTTCAATCCATTCATTGTCAGCTGCACGCGGTGCGGTGCCTTCGATGGCATCAACACGCCATGCGGTATCAATCGCCTCACGATGAAGGCCCTGCGCAATCTGAACGTACGAAACCTTGCCCGTTACCCAGTGGCCGCACTTCATCGCCAGATATGACGAGAGCGCTTCGACAAACACAGATGGATAGCGGTCGTAATCCTCGACGCGAGCGACATAGCGCACGCGGATTGGCCCTTCGGCATCAGTGAGGATATACGGGCCTTCGACCTCATGACGGATTGGTGAGCCTTCAGAGCGACCGCAAACAGTGAGCGGCAGGACACGAAGGCAGTCAGGGGCAACAGTATAGCGGTAGTTCCAGCCAAAGGATGGTGCGGCGCTATCCTTGGCCAGCATCACGCGCTTGAGCGCGAAATTCCAGTCATAGCGCGACAACAGGCTATCCCGCGAAACGTCGAAGTTGCGCTTCATCCAGCGGACGATAGGCCGGTTATCGTTCTCGATATTCGTGATCTCACTCTCTTTCATGATGTCGAGAGCGAGATTTGCTATTGACGTAGGGGTCAAATGTGCCTCCAAACTTTTCGCTTGCAGATGAGCCATATAAGCCCTGTCGAACAGCTAAACTTGTCAGCTAAATCTTTTACACGCATGGTAGGACGCAACGATCTAATCGCTATTACATCGTCCTCAGAAAGCCTTGAGAGGTTTGAAGCCTCCCCCATCGGCATCGTACCGTGGTCATTTTTTTCTTGGTGGTTCTCTGATACTGTCGCCCAACGCAAATGACGAATGTTAACACAACCAAGATGACCATTGCCGCATGAGTGTGCGGCTTGGTATCCCTCATTTGGCGGACTCCCATTAACTTGGCGACAGATATATCTCGATACCGTAGTGCGAGTTCCATCTATTGTTACGACTGCGTAGCCCTTCTTTGTTTTTTGATAAGGCCAGATCAAGCAGTCATCGCTGTTGTATTCATACAGCGCGTATTCGATAAAATCTTTGTAAGCCCCGTATGATGCGTTTTTACGGCCCGCTTCTGGATCACCATATCGAATGAATTTTCGATAATGCTTTCCGCAATACCCCTTGGCGCTATGAGGTTCCCCGCAACCCTCTACGGAGCAAGTTGGACGAACATTCGGTCGCGCTTTGGGCGATATCGCCATCGGGTCGCCATGTCGTGTCCATCTTTTGTAATGAGTTGAGCACCATCCTCGGACATTGCAAGCTGGCTTGCCGCACCCATCAATAGAGCATATAGAATTATCAGCCATTTCGACCTCCTGTAAGGTTGGCTTGGTCAGGGCCGAGGCGGTGTTACCAGCACCAAATCGGCCTGAATTTTTATAGCAGATTCAACGGTTAAAGTGAATCCGTAGGCGTCATTCGCCTTCACCTTCTTCTGGTTCAGGCGCAGGCGACGGCGGGGTTTCTTCCTGCTGCTGCTCGCGGCGCTGCTTTTGCTTTTTCAGGTAGAACCATGCCAAGGGAGGGCTGTAACGAGCCATGTCAGTCAGCCTTGATTGGGCCGCGTACCGGCTTCTGCATGCGCTTGGCTACGGCGCGGCGCACAGGCTCTGGCAAGGAATAGAGAGGGTCATCCTTGTGTGCGTGCTTGATCGCCTGATTGATGGCGCGCTGCTCCATGTTCAATTCATGGAGCGTCTTCTCGTGCGGTTCTTCGATGGTTTTGTTCATAGGATGCTCCAACGAAAAGAGCGGCCCGAAAGCCGCCCTGTGTTAAGCCATGATGCCTGCTGCCTTTAGTTTGGCGAGCAATGCATTGAGATCGGTAACAACGCCTGCAACATCGGATGCAGTGCTGTTCGCCTGTGTCGCGGCTTTCTTGACCGTTCCTGCCGTTGTGGTGGTTGCCACTGGGGCAGACGGAAGTTTTGCGCGCTTCAATGACCGTGGAATACCGTGGGCCATGGTTCTTTCCTTTCCTGAAAAGAAAGGAGGGCCGAAGCCCTCCCCTTAGCCGTTGGTGACGAGGAAGCTGATTGGAACCTGCTTGCGTTCTGGATAAACGCGGTTCCAGTTAGCCGCCGTGGCAAGTTCCACATTGGTCGGGAACTCTGCGGCAACTGATGCATCCTGCCAGGCAATGCCGTAAGGATGGAGAACGAACTGACGGCGGGTGTACAGAATGTCACCGCCAACGCCGTTGCCCTGATCCGGCTTGCGCTCTGTTTCAACGTTCGGGCTGGTCGACATAGGCTGCTCGTTGTAGCTGATCGCTTCATTGCCGAGCAGATACGTGACGTAGCCAGAAGGGTTGCCAGCACCATTGCTGATGACCTGAACAGTGTCAGAAACAACAACGCGATAGCCGAGATAGGTCGGGAAGCGTACTTCGCCGCGGGCATCCGGGATAAAGTCGATGAGGTTCTGCTTCTGCAGTCGGGTGTAGACAGCCGAATGCATGATCAGGGTCGACAGGTCTTCTGCCGCATCGCCCATCGTCTGCTTGGTATCAAGGATAGCCTCGGCAGAGATAAGGTTTGCATCGGCAGGCGTGCCGGTCGTGACGCTGATGTTGTTGACCATATCGCCACTGTCGTTAGCCACGTTGTCGAGATAGACACCGTGCAGCGAAGCAACGAGGATCTTGTTCAGTTCACGGATCCACCAGTCAGCAACGAGATTGCCGATTGCTTTCATCGGATCGTCACCGGCCAGAACACCGGACAGGCGCATCGAGGACCAAGACTTGGTACGAACCTGACGGGCCGCAACATCCTTCAGTGCCTGAATTTTGCCGTGGGTGATGAGCTGAGCCGGATCGTCCGAACCGATGAACGAACCATCATCAGCCAGATCGCGCCAGAACGGGACATTGGCCGTACGACCGCCGCCCGTGAGGAAGCTCGACATGTTCGCGTCATTACGAAGAATGCCGGACTGGAAGATGGCGCCCCGTTCCTTGGTGCGCTTGATCATATAGGGATAGAATACTTCCGGGACGATTACGTCCGAAAGGCGAGTAGTAGCCATTGCTTTGACCTTTCCTGAATGGCCGCTGCCGCTTACAGGCCGTAGTCAGCAGGCTTTTGCCCTGCTGCTCGGATGAGCGCTGCAGCTTTTCCGGGGTCGGAACGAATGAGCTGTCCCTGCTGTGTCAGGTTGAAATGCTGCTCAGAGAATGGATTACTGAGAGAACCGCCCGCGTTGGTATGCGTGGAGTCCTCGCCGTACATTTCCTTGCCCACCTTCGCCATGGCGAACGCAAAGTTGGCATCCAGAACGGCGCCGTCTTTCGACAGAACACCGCGCTGAACAAGACTGTCCTTCAAACCAAGCTGGCTGATCGCACGGCTCGCGTATTCGAGATTGTGCTTGTAGCCGTCGGTATCAGGATCGCCCCATTGCGTTGTGATGGATCGATGAGCATCACCCTCAGCCTTCGCCATCTGCTCACGCGTTGACGTGAACACACCTGCCTGCTGGCTTACGAACTTGTCGTGAAGGGTCTGCGCCTGCTGCGGGGTAAGCCCTGCCTCATGCGCCCATGTACGGAACTCGATGGCGCTCTTTTCGTCGTAAGGGAAATCCTGTGGCACGGCTTCGGTATTGAGCTTCAGCTCATACTTATCCGGGCTTTCTGGACGGCCCAACTTGCCGTAGAACGCATTCCATTCTTCTGCCGTGGCATCTGCACCCGGCACCTTCAAGGCCTTGCTCGCGTGGGCTTCCAGATCACGATACGACTTGATCGCATCATCAACGGATTTCCACTGCTTCGCTTCGACTAGAGTGCGGTTATCTTCTTCACGAAGGCCAGCCACCCAGTTCGCGCCATCACCGTTCGACCCATGATCAGTGATAACGGTCGAGTCGGTCGCGGTTGTCTGCGGAGCGGAGGCATTAGCTTCCACTGCCACAGGCCCATTCGCCTGCTCTGTCATAAGATTTTCCTTGGTTTAGATTTGCTCGGCTTCTGCGCGAGCGGCTTCTTCCAGCGCCCTCAACTGCTCATCAGAGAGGGACAGGAATTGAAAAAGCCGCCCGAAGGCGGCTCGTTGACCGGCGTTATAGCCAGCCTGATAAAGCGAGAGATCAGTCCCCGGAGGATCGACCAGATAGAAGCCGGTCTGTGCCGCGAGATCGGCAAGCACGATTTCTGCATGCTCGCTTCGCTTTCCGAATACTTCCTTGTAGGCGATAGCAAGCCTTAGCTCAGCTTCATTCGGTTTGAATGGCCTCAGCCATGCGAGACAGCGCCACTTCATGCCGGGGCCATACCGTTAGCCTGTGCGAATGCCTGCGCTGCTGGCGTTGCATCCTTGGCCGCTGTGGCAAGGCCCTGCGTCATGGCAAGTGCTGCCTGCTGCTCTTGCTGCTGCGCTGCAGCCTGCCTGATCTGCGCGACTTCCTCATCAGTGCGGAACATCTTGCGAGGTGCACCTGAGATTTCACGGCTCAGCTCAAGGACTTCATCGCCATCGATGCGAGCAAGTACTGACTGATCATAGCCACCGACAACGGTTGCCATCTGCAAGACAGTCTGCACACCCTGAAGCTCTGCCATGCGGCGCATGCGAGCCAACGGGCCGGTGAACGACACACCGACATTCTTGCCACCGATCGTAGCTGGTGGCTCAAGTGGCGAACCGGCAGCAAATGCGCCCTTGCGCTGGACAATATCAACTTCACGGTCAACGCCCTGCGCGATGCCGCTTTCGATCTTGGCGCCAGCCGGTCCTAGCTGCTCGCCCTTCTCATTGGCCCTAAGCAGTGCCTCTGTTGCGGTCTTCTGCGGGTCTTCGGCCAAAATCTGGAACAGGTCAACGAACATGCTCTGACGCACGCCCATACGCTTTGCTTCGATAAGACGTTCGGCAAAGGTCGGGTTTTGTGCCTGAATGATTGGCTGAGCGAGCAGGCGGCCATTCTCATCGATCAGGCCCGGATTAACGGCGCCGGAGTTGAGGTTAAGCCGCTGATTGTAGATGCCGCGAGCAGTAGCCATTGGCGGCTTGATCATCTGCTGCGATACCTGGGCGACTGTTTTTCCCATCACCTGCAGCATCTTGATTTCAGAAAGCGCTTCCATCACTGGCGATTGGCCATAAGGAGAACCGTCCGTCTGGTCCCACCACATGACGTTATATGGGAACGTAAAAAAGCCGCTCGACCTGATCAGGGAGCGGCTGGAAACTTCAATCCAGAACGAAGCATAAGGCAAATGCCTTCGTTTGTCCTTGAACTCGCCCGCTTCCTCGCGTGGCATGACAGCCTGAATGAACGTGAATGGCTGGTCCGGCTTGCTCTCAAGGACGCGCTCAACCACTTCTGGCAGCTTGTCGCCTTCAAGGCTGAAATAATCGCGTGCCGCGCGTGCTGTCATCTCATAGACGCGAATGCACTTGTCCACGTCGTCATAGGCATTGATGCCAAGATAGCATTCCACGACCGGTACGGACCGATAGAAGAATGGCACTTTGACAGGGTCGACACCGCGACGGCCAAGGTTCTCTTCCAAATACGTGATGCCAGTACCAAGCCCACATGCAGCACGGATTGCCTTCTGATTGGCCAGTGCAAAATTGGACTTCGTGTCATAGCGGGCTTGGAAGTGATAATCGCGCAGGCGGTCAAGCCATTCCTCTTCAAGATCGGTCGGGTCTGGCGAGAATGGGTCGTCAAGGGAGAAGGAATGCCACTTCTGCACGCGCGGCGTAATGAGGCTTTCCATACCTGCGGACAGACGAGTAAGCGCCCATGATGCGGTGTTATCGAAGATTTCCTTGCTGCGCTGTGCTGCCTGCGGCTGTTGAGCCGTGCCTGTCAGCGTGGTCGACAGCGCAAGGCCGTTGATTTCGTATTTGTGAGACGCATACGGCATGCACAGGGTGACAACATCACGCCAAGCCCCTTCCCACGGATAGCGATCAGCCGCCATCTGCGACTGCATCTGCATGATTGTGTCAGCAATTCCCATGGATCAGAACCCACCGATAGTGGTGCGCTTGCGGTTCTCGCCGTAATCCTGAGCACCAAGCGGCGTTGTGATAATAGTCGAAGCGCGCCCCTGCGCCTGTTCAGCGGCCTGACGCTCTTCAGCCCGACGAGTCTTCGCTTGCTCTGCCTCTGCTGACGGAACCGGAGGGGCTGCGGGAACGTCCGGAGTTTTCGGTTTAAAGCACATCTATCCAGTCCTCTTTCAGCCACGCCCAAAGCTCGAATGTCTCACCATTCACGCCATAATTCAGCATGGTGGCTTCTTTTCTCGCCCTGATGCTGGCAAGCCATTTGTGCGCCAGATCATGATCAGCAATCGATCGTATCTCGACGCGCGTCACGCCCTCGGAAATCAAACGCCGGGGCCATTCCTTTATGCAGAACCTTGTTATTGCTGGCGCAGCACGCTTGAAACGCTCAGTCCCGTATGCCCATGCGAAGCGCATATGTGGCTGGAACATGCTGCCCTGCGACACTCCGAAGGCAGCGACAGGCTGCTCATCAATCCAAGCCGTCCAGCAGAAGCCGGGAGACGTGATAAACGACATGGCACCAGCCTGAGAGCCGCTTTCAAGCAACGCTGTCGCGAATATCTCGCGCCTGTCTTGCTCGCGCAGGTTCGCCGCTACGAAACATATGTCCCTTAGCGTGCCGTCTCTGATTTCTACGTTCACCAGTTATCCAGTATGTTGTCGTCGGGAGCCACAAACATCGGCTCGAAACTCTGCATGCTCTGATGTGGCGCCGCTACATGCTCAGCGAATGTGAGAGACAACGCGTCCGCAAGATCAGGCGAACGCAGCCCGCGCTTTTTCATTTCGTCCTTCTTTTCCAGCATAATACGGTTTGAAGGATCAAACTTGTACATTGGTCCAGTCAGTTCGGCGGCCAGATCGATTTCTGCCTGATGAATGACGCCACGATCACGAAGCCATTCACGCATACGGCCCCACGTTTCAGCACGCTTGTTGAAATATCGGTTGTCCTGTGCAGCCTTTGCGCCGCCATTCACCTCAATGACATTCAGTCCGAGAACGCGGAGACGATCAACCACTCCGCCGCCTACGCCAACACCGTCGACAAATAACGCTTGCGGCTTTCTGCTGTTTGCAACCTCGGTGATGTAACCGGCAAGCTGTTGTGTATCGAGCCGTTCCCACTTCATCAGGTCAGTCAGAACATCGCCTTCACGAATGGCCAGAACAGACCTGTCATCACCAAAGCGGGCTACGTCGATGCCGAAAAGAACCGGCTTTCCACCGCGTTTGAATTGGCGCTGTTGGGCAGAGTTCACATCGTCCCATGAGATGAACTGCATATCAGCGAGCGTCTGGTACTCGCCAAGCCAGACATGCGCATACTTGGCCGGATCAGATCGCTTGTCGCGCTCCATATCCTCGCGCAACGCTTCCGGGAAAAATGGATTATCCGAGAAGTTGGCACGAACAACAACTGCATTGTCATTCGAATTGTTGCGCAGAAGCTTGTCAATCGGGTCTGTCGGTTGATCAGGGTTCCATGAGAACCAAAGCTCAGATCCATCAGCACGGAGCGTAGGGATAAGCAGATCAAGCGACTTCTGCGAAACAGTCTGCGCTTCTTCTACCCACGCCCGGTTAAAGCCTTCCAGCGACTTGATCGACGCTGCGTTATGGCTCTTGAGGCCACGGAAGATAATCAGGCTGTCATTCGGGCCACGAATTTCTTGATCGTTGATATCGAAATCGCCAAGAAGCCCATATTCGACAATCTTATCTTCAATGAGCTGCTTAACGGAGTCCTTGATTGAGTTCTGCACTTCGCGCAAACACACAGCGCGCACCTGTTGATGAACACATTCAAGCACAAGCCGTGTGGCGAAAGCGTGAGACTTTCCTGAACCGCGACCGCCCCACGCTCCATAATAACGAGCACCGGGACGAAATAGCGGGCGGAATACCTCAGGTATCTTTATCCGCTGTGCCAGATTGTTCGACAAATTCAACCTCGAAACGTCTTACCGGTATCGGGCCACCGTCTGGGCCGCTGTGCTCATTCACTACCTTGTCGCCGTATTTCTTCGGCGCCATTTTCGACATGAGCCATTTGCGAGTATCAATGCGAAGCTTTGCCCGCTGCGCATCTTCCTTGTCCTCGAAGTCAGCAATGTCGAGTAATTCCTCTGCCATTGCAGCGGTTCTATCCTCCTGCGCCCGCGCGTATTGGTCGCGGAACGCCTCATGTTTTGAGAGCCAGCGGAACACCGTGGATTTGTCCGGCATGCCTGTGTCTTCACAAACGGACCGCAGTGAGCGGCCCGAAGCAATCTCGGCGCATAGGTACGATGCCAGCGCTTCCGTATAGTCTGTTGGGCGCCCCTTCTTGACTGGCTGGCCTGCCCGCGCTTCTGCCTTATCGGCAATCTGCTTTACGCGGTCCTTGGAAATAGCCATTCACTTACACCTGCTATCCGTCAGCCACTGCTGTGTGTTGCAGTGGTATTGGTATGGAGAAGCACATGAGGCTAGGAGGATGAAGGCAGAGAGAGCGAGAAGCTTGGCGGTCATGCCCATACCTTCCCCTTACCCATTGTTGCGCGATAGGCTTCGACAAGCTCACGGCTGAAATGCTCAATGCCGTATGCTTCCATTTCGATACCGGCGCTTTTCTCGCCAATCACCTGACAAATGAACTGCCAGACGTGAACTGCTTCATGCACAAGCGTGAATATGACTTCTGCCGCATCGCGTTCAGCCGCCTTGAATAAGGCAACGACGATAAACGACTGTCCATCGTCCGGATTGGTGTATCGAACTGTATATCCGCCGTGGTTTGCAGCTTCTGGCCAGCTTTCATTAAGCCCGTATTTCTTTTGAAGAAGTTCCCATGCTTGTTGCGATGGAACAAAGGCAACAGACACTGGTTGCCAGCCGCGGTCTAACCAAACGGGCTTGGCGGTCACTGGAGATGCACCTCGATCATGCGCTCGCCGTCCTCGTCCAGTTCGTCGCCATCGGTGAAAGCAAGCAATAGACCTACAAGCATGTCGATTGCATGCTCTTTGCCGTGCTCCTGTGCGAAGCGGATGATTTCATCTGTAAGAGCCATGCCGCGTTCTTCTGCTGTCATCTGCTCTCTCCAATGAAAAAGCCGCCACCCGAAGGCGACGGCTGATGCACGGTTTCCCGTGGGGTCGATATGATCAGAACGGATCGAGCGTTACGCTTCGGTCTCTGGCTTCTCGACTTCCGCGACTATCCGAAGCGCCGCCGTTCTGATTACTGACACCGGAAGCATGAAACAGAGGCCGATCCGGTGTTTACTGTGCGAGATAACCATCTCTAGGCCTGCGATGCGCTTTCCGCCATTTCTTGCACCGTTCCAGCTTGAAGATGACGAGATCATCCCAGCATCTGCTTTTCAGCAATTTACGGTTCTTGGCGACATAACGCTTTAACTCTCGCGGTCCCTTCATGGCTCTCCGCTGTCTCAATCCCTCATGTCTCGCGCTACCCGGATAAGTGGGGCGGTACTGCATGAGGGCGGATATGTGCGAGGTGGCAACAAGCCAATTTGAAGGTACATGCCACCCTTACAGGTCACACCTCGCATTCTGTGCGAGCCTATCCGTAGACAGGGCGGGAATGAGTGTCTCCCTCTCGCATTCCGTTGAGGCGCTGCCTCGGAATCAAAAAGCGGCCCGAAAGCCGCTGAAATCCAGACACAAGCCACCATGCGCAAGAAGCCTTTTGGCCTCTCTGGGTCAAGGTATACGCCTATAGCGCAGGGGTCCTTGGTCGTCCTGTGCAGAATTTTTAACTGCTTTGCAGTTACCTGTCAAGCTGCTTCTAGCAATCCCGCATCAATCTTGATCTTATGCTGCGCTCCGAACAGGTCCATAAATACGAATGCGTCCCTGCCCTTCAGTTCATGAACCGGAACAATCATACCGTCGAACGGGCCATCGCAGATGCGTACCAGATCGCCCGCCTTATATTCGGCATGGGTGCGCATGTACTTCTCTTCCTTCGGTCGCTGAATGCCGTTTGGATAGCGGCGTAGCAATCCTTCCATAGCAGCATGATCGAGCTTCATCGGCTTGCCGTTGATGCCCACGCAGCCTTGAATGCATGGGAGCTGGAAGAGATTGAACCAAGCCGGAACACCTGGAATGAAGCCAGCAAAGACGTACCGGACAACCATAGGATACGAGATGAGCTGTTTTTCCTTGGTGTAGCGGTTCTGCCTGCGCCAGCGCTTGTCTGCCGGGCAGAATGTAACGATTCCGCGTTGCGTAAGGATTTCCTGAGCAACGAATTCCTTCTGTGGCGGCGTTCTGATCGCGT